CTCGTAGTCCTCAAGAATTGCATGGTATCGCTCTGGATCAATTCCCTTGAAGCGCTCCATTTGCTTTTGGGCGTCGGTATATTGAGCTTCGAAACGCCTTGCGCGTTCTTCGATTGCTGCAACATCAACTTTATTCTCAACTGGCTTTTCCTCGGTTTGTTCACTCATCTTTGAATAACCTCAAGTTTTGTTTTAATGTTTCAACGAATTTTTCTTTCTCATTTTCAGAGATGGCGAAGAATTCGCGTTTATGCTTAATAAACTTGTTCCCTTCTTGAATGCCGCGTGCCTTCGCTGCTTGGCTTGCCGGTACTGAGATAACAACCTGTTTTCCCTTCTTGCTGACCTTATATGTGATGCTATCCAGCATTTTGCCAGTTACATGTAAGTTCACTGGATTGAGCGCCTTGGATCGGTATTGACCGCGCCCGATTTCAACCTTTCCAGTTTCTTTAATCTGTTTCGCGTAGCCACCTTGATATTCAGTAAAATCCCTGCCATTGACGTCTTTCCCCTTGCCAGTCCGTTCAAGCATATCGGCGATGAAATCAGACGCCGCAGCGCTCAAGGCTTTGGTATAGTCGCCTTCAAGTTCTCGCGTGTATTCTTCGAGAAGTGATTTTGGAGTCTCAACCGTGAATCCCATTTTTCCTATCCAAAGTTATGAAAGCCCATGAAAGAAGTTCTATCATTTGCTCCATTGCTATGTATTCAAAACTGCCCGGCGATTCTAAAACTGACATATCAGCGGTATAAAGGTGAAGCAATTCGTGAACAATCACTTGCTCGATATCAAACGGAAGCGGCTGATCGTCGTGATCTATTTCGCTTCGTATGGTAATCACGGCTTGCTTGCTGCTGATATTCGGCTGGCAAAATCCATAGCAATCACGGTAATCATCAGGCAAATCTCGCCGGCGCTTGACCTCGACAAACACTTGCCAGTCTTGCAACCTCAGAATCTTCTGCCATTTGGCAACCAATAATTCAGCGCGTGCACCTTCGCTCATGATGGATATCCCAGCCGCTTGGCTTCTTCTTCCGTTATTGGTCTCCACTGGTGGCGGCAATTCCAGCCACCGCAGTAGGTAAGCACGTCGAGATTTTGCCCGTTGCTCATCTGCTCTATCTCGTCCCGTGTATAAACCCGGCTATTACGTTGAACTGGCACCGCAACTCGTTTCGGTAGCGTTGCCACATCGCCGAGTACGTAATCACAAAATGGGCGCGTTACGCTGTCATTAGGTCCGAAATATCGGTAATAGGTAAGACCAGCCTCATCAGCTTTTCTTGCCGTGACCGCCCGGCTCATTGCCGACGTTGCAGTCTCTATCTCTGTTGCGAGATTGCGGAAAGTTCTCGCCGATAGCGTATCGTAGAAATCATCGATGTTTATCGTTTGACCCGTTATGACCTGCCGAGTTAATTCAGCTTGCAAATCGATTCCAACTTCTCGAATCGTTGCGAATGTTGCCTGCTCGTAGCTATCGAGTAATCCCGTGATCAAAGTCGCATCGACATCAGAATAGGTGACATCAGTATTGAGCCGCGTTCTAAACTCTGTTCGTATTGCCTCAAGCTCCTCCGCAAATAGCTCCTCCAGCCGTTGTGCTACATCTTCGAAATTAGCCTCGACTAGCGCATCTGGCAAGTTGTTTAGCACATTCGCTTGCTCAAGAGCCTCGTCAGTGTCAATCTCTGTAACGATGCGTTGAATGGCTCTGCTGACGTTTTTTTCAATCAATTCAGCAAGCCGTTTGGATGCCTCTTCGAGATTTGCCATTATTCACCTGTAAGCGCTTGCAGTAGCCTGCCTGCTTGAGGCGCTGCAAAATTAGCCTCGTCCACCTCTTCCATCGCCGCCTGAACATCTTCGAGCGGCGCATCTTTAATCATCGCTTTTAAGAATTGCTTTTTAGTGTCAGGCAACTGCCTGAACTCATCCCGGAGCGCTTGAAATAGTGTAAGCGTCTGATTGATATCTTGATCTGTGATGTCATCGTCAAGAGTTAGACGATATTCGCCCCGGTCTTCAACGCCCATGTATAGCGAATAGAAATAAAGCGCATCATTTAACATCACCTCATAATCACCAAGGCGGCTCTTAATGATGGCGATCATGTTGTTCTGCTCTTCGCGTAGCGTGTCAGCCGACTGCACCGCCCTTGAATCGCTTGGCAGTGCTCGAAGCTGGCGCATTGCCTTTCTGAAAATCAAGTCCTGCTGGCGCTGAATACGGCGCTCTAAGGCATCGGGATTTGCTGGATCAATTTGTCCCATCGTCCCGCCTTCAGGCAGTAGAAAGAGCGTGTATGCTGTAAGCGCTGCAACTTGTCCCGCGTCGGTGTTATCGATTCCCGTCGCGTAAAGTCGCTGCCATGCTTGCGCCGCGAGTCCGTTATCAAGAGAAGATTCTAGCTTATGGTGCCGAAGATTCTCTTCGCTGTAATCTTTCACCGATGAATCGCTAAAACGCTTCCAAACCACCGGCAACTCATTGAACCCTGCAACATCGACCGGCTCGCCTTCGAGTTCCCAGTTCTTAGCGCCATGAGAATAATCATCAAGCTCCGCGCTGTAGATAGTGCTGCGAAATCCGGTTTCTGTCAGTTCCAAAACTCGTGTAAACAGCTTTTCTTTTGGCTCATCCATCAAGCTCGTTCGCGGAGGTATAGCGACATATTCATACCGCATCGACAAGAGCTTGCCATTTTCTGTCATACTCCAATCTTTGACCATCATCGGATCAAGGATCGTAAAATATGCACGCGCTCCAAGAGCCTCGGCTTCAGGCTGATTCGCTGGAGCAATAGCAGGCGCATCAATTAAGATGATCGGTCGTCCGTAAAGATAATCCGATTGAAAGATCTCATCTCGGAGAAACCCCTGCAAGCTAGTCCCGGAGCCATCGACGTCATTGACAACATCGCCGAGCATCTCTTCAGCGTCTTCAGTCAAAAAGATGTCTTTGCGAAAATAAAGCCCTTTCCAGATGTCGATAATAGGTCGAATGAAGTTTGTGTAGTTTGTATTCTGAACACGTAACGCCCGAAGCTCTGAACGCTGCCGCACCGCTGACGTCGGAAAGTTGAGCGTCGCATCCTGATTCTCGCGTTGTAGTTCAAGCTGGTGAAAAGGTAAATACTTTGGTGAAGTCATTACCCGGTGTTTACCTTCCCATAAGTCGCGGTAAACTTCCCAATCCGGCTTCTTTTCCTTGTACTCGGGATGTTCGAAAAATTTATACGTTGACGCCATAAGTCTTTTTTCTCGTCTGAAGTGCGTCAAGCACCTCCAATTGATAAATCAAATATTTAGTTGCATCCGAAACGTGCGAAATAGTTTCGCCGCTCGGCTTATGTAACTTTCTTTCCCCGTCCTTCCATCGCATCGACTGCCAAGAGCGCTGAAGCTGCGTACATGATGGATTGCACATCAGCCGCCCTAATTTAAAGAGCCGATTGCAAACATCTACCGATTCCGATTCAGGCGCCACAAGTTTAGTCGCTTGAATCGAAACGTGGTCGTATACCGTTGATAGCTCTTTTCGGATAAAATCGTAGTCCGATAGCTTGACCCGATGATGTGAAGCGTGCCCGCTTCTGTCTCCATAAACTTTAATCTCTGATTTGCGCCAGTCCTTTCTGGGGAACTTCTTGACGAAATCGAAAAGCGCTTCATCAAGCCCCTGTAAGCTTTTACTTGCCTCTTTGGCGATGAGATAAACCATCTCGCCTTCGTGCGGTATGATTTGACCTGCAACCCACGCCATCGGATAGGCGTTGAAATCGAAACTCAAATAAAGCGTGCGGTACGGATCTGGCTCGAATTCCTCTGGCGCAACGTGTCGCGACGGCAAGAAATCATACGCCCCGCCTTCAAATAGCGCACAAAAGACGCCGTAGATGTAAGAGTTTACTAGCGCTTGATTGTGCCCATACTGGCGCATCAATCGCTTGCAATACGTCAAGACATCGCCGCCGTTTACGTGCGGATTGTCGAAAGTCCTTAACTGTATGCGACGGCGTGAAAGTCGCTCATTCACGAAATCGCGTGCGGCTATCTTGTCCCAGCCGATATCTGCGCCGCCTTCTTCAGGCAATCCAAAGAGTTTGGCAAAGTGCGTTATTCCCTGCGGCGCTCCGACGTGTAGCCCCTGCCGAATGACGGCTTGAGAACATCGAGTACGCGCTTGCAAGTTTTGGAACGCGAGCGGCTGCGATTCGCCCGCCTCATCCATCACAAAACTATGATACTCATCGGCTACAATACTCTGAGGCGTTGAAGCGCTAAACATCAAGATTTCTTGATTCGTGCGCTTTAGTTTAATCGACGGCACCGGGGCGCCTTGATTCACCTCGTAGTCGCTGCCTTCAGACCATTCCAGCGCATGAAGCACCTTGCGGAAAGTAGGTATCGCTGCCGTCCTTAGTAGCCTAAAAAGCGGCTCTGTAAACGCCATTTTGGGGCTGCGGCTGTTGAGCATACAGCGGTGAATAGCCCACTGGCACGCGCCGTGCGTTTTACCAGAACCTAGCCCCGCTGAAACCGCAAGTTCCTCATGCGTCTCATCCGCAATGAGTTGTTCAACCCACGGCTCAACATCAAAATTGAGATTCATCGAGTAGCGCTCTTTCGATAGCGTCCGGGTCGTGTTTGTTCTCGCTGCGCTTTACAGTTACGACAATTTCCTTGTCTTGCTGCACCGCCCCTTTATCGCTCCAACCCATTCGAGCCTTCGCCCAAAATATAAGACTTGGAACCGACCCATTCATTGCTTCGTTAAAGAGCTGATTGACCACCTTTGCATTGATTTCAGCCTCGCCCATCTCAAGCTCGGGCTTATAGTATTTCTTCAGGGTATTCACTGACGTGATGCCGAGCATCTCGCAGATGTTTTCATTCGTTACCCCGGCGATGCGTGCGAATTTCACCAGATTTCTATTCTTATCGCTGACTTGGTGCGCTGGTCGCCCTTGTTTTTTTTTGGCTGTCATAAAACTTTAGTCGCCAAACTTCCCCGCTTTAAATCGCTTCTTAAAATCGGGCATCGTCGGCAGTCTCCTCGTCGCATTCGGCTTTATTACATGTTTAAAGAAAGACTCTGCATCTGTTACTACTATCAGTTCAGCATTCGAAATCAGCTCGTTTCGGTTCTGTCTTATAGTCCAATGGCGCTTCTGAGCATATTCTTCAAGTATATGGCTTCGAAAAATCTCTTTCAGCTCGAATCTTTTGTAATCATCCAAAGTTTCAGCGAATCGCTTAAGCTGTCGATAAACCTGCGAATTCATTTCACGGCTCAAGATTATAGGATGGAACTCTACGAGCTGTTCTTTGACCTTAAAATCGACTGTCTTCTGGTGTCCGATGGGCACCTGATAGGTTTTTCCTTCCAGCATTTGCCATCCGGTATAGGATTCAAGCGCCTTGATACAACTCAGCTCCGCTCGGCTTGCTATTGGAGTTCCTCGATAGTAAAGCCCTTTTTTCCCGATGTATGACCTCCGAAAATCGCTGAGCGCATTTGAAAGATTTTCTTCGCTCAAGTTTATTCGCTCCTGCTGGCGGTTCTGTTTGTGCCTCATTGCAACCAAAACGAGTCAATCAGTTCCGCTAGTTTTCGCCATTTGCGGCGGTCGAGATCTGAAGGATGTTTCAAGCCGAGTTCCTCAAAAAGTGTAAGGTAAATTGCCTCTTTACTGCTTAGTTCTGGGTAGGTCTCGGCTATGCGGTTGATCAATGAAATGTCCTGATATCGCTCATCATCAGGATATTGAGCCGCCTGATCTGCAATTTGCTGCAAAAAATCAAGCGCCCCTCGTAAAGTGATCATTTTGGTATGACTTCAAGTGCCTTCATACGGCTATCGAGATAGTCCCACGCTTCTCGGAGTTGCCTTTTAATAGTTCTGGGTGAGCATCCAAAATCAGACGCTATATCTTCGAGCGCATCCGGTGGCGTTTGTAGGTAATACCGTTCAAACGCTTCTCCGGAACGTCGGCACCGCTCTGTATAACTTTTGTATTTCTTTAATTCTGCAAATAGTTTGGCGCTGATTATGCCCCAAATACGGAGCGGATGAGGCTCGCCATGAACTGAGTCGGATATCTCAAAACGACGAAAGCGTGCTGGATTGCTGAAATGCACGTATGCGACAACTTGCCCCAGATGTGTGAACGGATAACTTTCACGCATTTCCCCATTTTCCTTGTATCACAAAATTCACGGGACAACAAATAAAATCACTTTCCCCACAAACGTTGTTTTGTGTACATATACCGCGGCTTATAGTTTTCTGCCCGTTTCTTAGCGCGTAGTATTTGATTATAGAGCTGATCCTCTTTTCCAAAGTGCGCTATTTGTTCACAAAAATCTTTTACATCTTCTCTGAAATACTTGTCCAAGAATTCAGGAGTCATCACGCTTTTGACCCATTCGACGTGAAAGCCGTCTGCGCCTTTATTACCTAAACGCCTTTGAATCGATGGGCGGCAATCGGCAACGGCAAGCAATATTACGGCGAAAATCAAGCGGTTCTCTGGAACTTCCCAGTTGACGAGATCGTCGTCTACGTCATCCATTTGCGGCGGTATAAATCTCAAGGAACTGCTCCGCTGATAAAATTACAACCCAATCGCGATTATTCTTGCGATGCCACACTGTCGGAATGCCTTGCCCTAAAGAATCGAACTGGCTCTGAGAAAGAGCCGCATAAAGATTCAGCTTTTCGGTGCGCTTAACTTCGATATGCACGCCCGGCAATGTCTCACAAATGACGTCAGGCGAATCAGTGCCGCCCGCATACTGTTGACCGCGCCGCGCTTCGTGTCCTCGTTCTTTGAGCCAGTGAACTAGCTCAAGTTCTCCGCGCTTGCCTTTCTGTTTTGAGTTGATCGTCATCTGAATATGATCCCCAGTAAGACGCCTATCCCCATTCCAACAAAATATGCAATCAGTAAACTTATCACTATTATCCCCGCGTTAAGCATCGCTAAACCTCTTTAATGAATCCACAACTCTGAGCGCGTATCCTGCTAGATCGTTCCAGTGATCAACATGACTGCAATCACCGACGATGATTCTGGAAATCTTAGTGCAAATCATTTCGAGCGCTTCTCTTTGCACGTCTGAAAGTTTGTTCCATTCATAAGTGTGGAGCACCTCTTTAAGTTCCTGAGCGACTCGAAACTGCTCTTGGTAGTCGCCATGCGTTTCGTGTCGTTTGCTTAGTAAAGAATCCATTACTTAAAACCTCCTAGTAGTTCTTCAGATTTCATCTATAAACGTGTTGACATCATTCATAGATTTCTTATTTCGCTTATACGAATTTACTGGATACATTTCATCTACTGCGTGCATAGGCAACAGATACCATTGAAAATATCTATTTTGATTCGTCCTGTAATTTTTTACAGTAGTATGTTTGAAAAGAATCCAGTGATCGTTTGCATCCGCTATTTCTCCGTAAACGTATAAACTATCTCGCGACCTCACCGCGACATCGCAGGTTTTTATGAATTTGAATAGTTGACTTTCACTGTCGGCAATAATCTCATCTTGATTGACGTCAATATCTTCAATCGTTGTTTTTTGCTCTATCTTTTTTTCGATTTCAAGAATTTTGTTTTTGTAAATTGTATCATTGCTAAACCACCTGTAATGAGACGCCCTGCCAACTTTAGAAAGACTAACCGCCGCATTAATATCGCCATTAGTTCGGAGATATGATTCCAAAAACTTGTTTTGTTTTTCTGTCGTTTTGCGTTGTCGCGATGTCATCAGATACGTTCCCCATATAGTAAAGAATCCATTGCGTAAAACCTCCTAAAGTAAATTATCGTTTACAAGTAAATCGCCTTGTTGGTTTGGATTGTAGTTCATCCATACAACTTCAGTGCGGCTCGTCTTGTCTTTTGACGACCAACAAACCGCTTTAAATTCGTGTTTAATCCAGTTATCTGGGAAAATGCATTTTTCTTGATTGTAATTGGAAAGAATGAATTTTCCTTTTACTGTTGCAAGTAAATCAATCAATTCTTGAAAGTCTTCTATAGTGTAGCCGTCGTAATGTCCCAAATCTGTACCGGGATAAGGCGGATCAAGATAGAAAAACGTATTCTCATGATCTCGCTGCTCAATTACTTTGAGCGCATCGGTGCATGATATGGATACGTCTCTAAATCGCTCATGTAATGCTTCTAACCTCGCTGTTTGATTCCACCACGTAGCGCCCTGATTTCTCGCCGGAGTTCCTTTGGTACGCGCCCAGCCTCCGTTCATGACAGCTGAAAAACTCTGTTGAATATTTACATAATAAGCCCACGCGAGATCTAGGCTAGTATATGCGACTGAACCTTGCCCATGATCTTTCATGATCTCTTTTGCGCGTCGGTACTCTGCCTCGCTATGAAGCGTCCATACTATACGCTGATACAGTTCTCCAAAATTGTTTTGAAAACATCGGTAAAAGTTTATCAAACGCTCGTCTTTATCGTTGATAATTTCGTGACCATAGTCACTATTTGAAATCTTCGGCTTTCCCTTAGCGAAAAACACCGCACCACCACCGAAGAACGGCTCGACGTACATGAGGTGATGCGGTATCAGCGGCACGATCTTGGATGCCATGCGCTGCTTACCACCATAATATGAGATGATAGGCTTCAAATCTTACTTTTCCTCCGCCTCTATCAGCTTCTCGAAAAATCCCTGATAGTAGTAAGCAAGCTCTTCGTGATCCCAGTCGCCGACGTGCGAACAATATTCGCGCATTGCCTCGACCAATACTTTCAACCGAAACTTCATTTCCTCGACATCCTCGCTCATCTTGGCACCTCCTAAAATGGAATCTCATCATCAGCAAGCGAAACCTCTGGAAGCGGTGACGGCTGCTGGAATGGTGGCAAATCGTACTTTTTCTCCAAATCTTCGTCCGAACAACCGTCACTTTTCCCACCGATGTTCACGAATTGCCAGTTTTCGACAATTATATTGGTATAGGTGCGCTCGTCTTTTTTCGTGTACTCGACCCTGCCAGTGACCCAGACCGGCTTCCCTTTTTTCATCCATTTCAGGAATGAATCAGCTCTATTCCATAGGCTGCAACTGTGCCAATTTGTGCCGCCTTCCTTGCTCGGGATATCGTCAGCGATTGTAAATCGGCAGCCATTCCCGCCGATAGCTTCAGGATCTTTTCCTAGTCGTCCTATTATTGTGATCGAGTTGCTCATTTTTTCCCTCCATACATTTGCGAATCATCAATACGAAATTCTTTTTTCTCTTTCAAAAACCCGTCGAGCTTTATCGACACTACTGACCCGCCGCGCTCTGGTGTGATCGTTAGGCTCTGAATCAGCGGTTTGTTCTTTTCAAGCGCTCTAAGAAGTGCCGGAAAATCAGCAAGCGATAAACTGCTAACGAATGGCAGCGGCTCGCGTGCTTGTACCTTTTCGGCTGCGATTTCTGATCTGACGTCGCTCGGTGTTATCTGCATGTTTACCTCATAAAAACGGCGGGCATTGCTGCCCGCCTACCTCGACCTATCCTATTGCAATCTTGCCTGAGATTGTCAGATAACAAAATCCCAGCGCGAGAAATCCAATGCAGCTCGCACCTGCTAACGCTGCGAAGACCCATTTGTTTAGAATAACTTTATTTTCCATATATAGCCCTTTAAGAATTAAAATTGTTGTTCTGGATTCACCTGTATTTGAAGCGTCGAGCGCTCATCGAACCAACGCTGACCGCGATGATAGCTATCATCTTTATCCGCCGTAGCCTTGCCAGTTACGACGAGTCCGTTTTGACCGCGATAAAATTCGCGAACTCCGTTCGGTGTTGCAACTAGTGCCATGCATCCGCTTACGACAAACGCCGTCAAATTAATGCCAATAAGTGTATATATTAATTTAGCCATTATAGCCTCCATTGTTTGCTAACCTCTAAACCATCGAGCATTTTGATTCACTTCTCAACAAAAAGATTCCCAAATTGTTCGATATTAAAACCTTGTTAAATATTTTTAGACACTTGCGAAAATTGCTTAACCCTGCAACAGGCTATCCGCCTCCGCTGCTGCTGCCTCTTGTGCTTTTTGAGCTTCACTTCTCATCAGCTCATCTTTAAAAATATCACCGGCGAGTTTTTTGATGGCGCGTATTCCAGCATCAAGCGCCGTTTCTGGATTTGCGACCTCCTGACCTTGATCGTTATGGATCATTGGTCTCCAGCCAAAATGATGCGCAAATAATTCAATCCCTTTCTTTTCAAGAATCGCATCTTTTACAATGATATCGATCCTTACTGTGTGTGTTCCATCACCATTATCTATTAGCATCTTAACTTACCTTTAATGTTCCGCCATCATTCCAAAGAGCGCCGGTGACGCCCGGATCGCTCGTTGGTAAATTAGCGAGTATGATTAATCCGTTTGTACCAGTCCCGTCACCAGTACCTGCTTTCAAAGTTACGTTGCCACCGTTGGCGTTGCTGCCACTGGTCGCTGAAGTTCCGTTGATAGTGTAGCCCTCTGGGGCTGCATTGGTTACACCGTTACCAAAATAGACATTGGTTCTTTTAGTGTATGTTCCAGTACCACCACCAACAAATTGATATGCTGCTGTCGCTTTACATTCAGGACCAACTGCCGAAGAGTTGAAAGCATTTACGTTTGCCCTTACGCCCAATGCCATTGCTGGCTGTTCACTTGTACCTAACGCGTATGCACTATGACCAACTGCAACACACTGCCGTCCTGAATACGAATTGTAACCAACAGAGGTGGCATCTCTATTCACTGCTTGTGCCCCTTGTCCAACTGCGGTGCTTGCCGTGGCGCTGTTGCTTTGAACACCTATTGAAGTGCTACCACTGGCACCAGAACCAATCACAACGCTTAGACCACCAGCCGAGACGTTGTAACCAATCGCTATTCCATCTTCTGAAGTGACGCTCGCGCCAGTTCCAATCGCAACATTTCTCTGATTCCCCGTCGCATCTGCTTGGTGTCCAATTGCAACTGAATTGATACTAGTTTTAGCAAGCCTACCGATTGCAACGGAATATTGACCGCTACCATTAAGCCCAGCTGCTTCGCCAACGCTTGTTGCTTGATTTGCTGCAACTGCTGTTGAACCAATTGCTGTCCCTTCTACTCCAGCGTTTGTTTGTCGACCTAACCCTACGCCGTCGGCATCGGCTGTTGCAAAATAACCAATAGTAGTCGACGTGCTGCCAACTGCGTCAGCGTCGTAACCGATTGCGATGCTGTTAGCTCCACTAGTGACAGCTCTTGCACCAATGGCAATGCCTCGTGTCCCCGTGACGGAACTGTTGGCACCGATAGCAACGCCATTTCCCGGTGCTACGGTATAACCACCAATTGCAATCCCAGAAGTTTCGGTGCTCGCGACGCCTGAATTGGCTTGATAGCCTAGGCTAATTCCAAGACGCGCAGTTGCGCTACCATATCCAATCGCCAATGCGTCCTGCGCCGCATTTGCAACGTATCCGACTGCCACTGCTGAACCTGCTGCGGTAGCCTGATTGCCCAATGCGGTTCCATATATTCCGGTTACAGAAGTTGTCTGACCAAAAGCAGTACCTCTATCAACAGCGCTTGCGTTGTATCCTATTGCTGCGCCGTATTGACTTGCTGTGGTGTTTTCACCAATTACAGTCGCATAGTTGCCCGTTACCGTTGCGCCGTGCCCAAATGCTTGCGCTCCAGTGTATCCCTGCCGGTTACCGAATTTCCCGTCTGCCGTTACTGTTGCGCTTGCAACACCAAGGCTGTCTCGCCATTCTGTGAGATTTGCGCTCTGACCACTTATCCCTTGAAAGATTGCAACTCGCTCGCTGCTGTTGTGTGGTTTTACGTGTAGCTTTGCTGCTGGTAAACTAGGATTAAACGGTCCAATACCAACATTATATGCAATCTTCTGAAGAATTAGATGTGCATTAAAGTCGTTGCCATCTCGCCATGCTTCAATCCCTGCTGCCGTTGCCCCCTCAGTAGTGAATTGTAAATCTGCGTTCGTTAGACCGTAAGAAATAATTCTAAACGGGAAACCGATATTGACCTGACCTGTGAACGTACATGAATTAGATGTGATGGTAAATGCACCGTTATTGTAGCTTATGTAATTGTTTGCTACCCCACCTTCCCGAAATAGAATCCTTTTATTCGGCGCATCAATCTCAATGTAGTCGTCACCGCTGCCACTTACATAAAACCGCATATTGCTGTCGAGAAGTTGAAGTATCTTAGTTGCATCATCCCAAGTCAGCTCCGTAACACCATCAAATGCACCGGCGTTATTAAATTGAATTTCGGTGTTAGAACCACCGGCAACCGGCACAACATCGCTCCACGCCGTGTCGTAATCAGTAGCGCTGCTTTTTGTCAGAGCTTGCCCAGTTGTTCCACCGGTCGGAACTCCAACGCCATCGGCTCCATCGGCACCATCAGCGCCGGGCTCGCCTTGAATACCTTGAATACCTTGAACGCCTTGAATCCCTTGCTCGCCTTGTGGACCTTGGACACCGACACTTGCAACCGTTACTTGATTTTTAATTTCGGTAAACTCCAGCGTTGTGTTGGCTTGTTGTATTGATACGGAGTTGTCGGATTTTGTAATTTCAAGAGAAACATTTTCTTCCGTGATCTCTATCTGGTGTGGTGTTTGCGTTACGGTTACGACGTTATCAGTCTTTTGAGAAGTGATTTGATTGTTGTTCTGTGTAATCGTGACTGAATTCATCGAGTGACACCTCTTACGATATCAAATTTTCCTTCTAGAATTCTTGTTTTGACCCCGGCTGGTGACGTAATCACGAGATCATAGTAATGAGTATTAGCGTCGAGCGCTGCTGTCGCTGTTGCTGCTATAACGATAGCGATGGTTCCCGCGACGCCTCCGAGCGTGATCCCTGCGCTTTCTGTCAGTGATATAACTGGCGCTGTATCGAAATCCCTTCGCACCTGTAAGGCTGCGGTGAAATTGGTCAGATCAATAGCTGAACCTGTTGAATCTTTGTAGGTAAGTGTTCTTTGAAATGTCTCGTTTTGATTGCATTTAAAATTGTAAGTTGCTGCGCTGTTTTGTTCTGATGTCATTTTTTTATTCCTTAAAATTGTTTTAAAATACTTTTATCCACTAAATAGACCGGCGGGCGGTTGTACGATAAACTCTTAGGGATGATTCTCTTGAAGGCTGGATCTTGCGTTGAAATCCAGCCGATTGCATAGAAATCAGGCATTGCGTCGAGCATGAGTATGAAATTGCGGTCGCGTTTTGCCTCATCGAGTTTAATAATGAGATTTCTTGTCCTGTCTTTGATTGTTCTAACTTCCCAGCCGCTAAGATCGTCCTCGTTTCGATTGCCAAATCCTTTGGGGAATTTGTCGAGGAATTTCGCCGCTGCAAGTTCACCGAGCGAACCGGATATACTGTCATCCCACTTCGCATCTCTGTTGTAATTCGATGTCCAGCCATGACCGTCTTCCAATGTTTGCATTACGCGGTCGACGCCGTTTCGAGCCGCGTAGCTAATTTCTCTAATTGTTAGTGTTATTTTATGCATTCAAATATCCCTTCCCAATACCAAACGCTTGAAGCTCAGATCCCGGTTCTACGTCCTTAAAAACTTTCGGGTATTTCCTACGGAGTTCAAAGATTTGTTCGAAGATCTGAGTTTTGTCGGTTAAAGGCTTGCCTGACTCCGCTGGCGGGTAATCGCTCTTTAGTGCGGTGTAAACATAGGCACGCGCTCCGCTGTCGAGTTTTTTTAAGTCGTCTCGACGCATACCCCATCTAATCATCGTTGCATGATATTCTTTCTCAAACTTTGAAGGCGGCGCCTTGCGGTCGAATGCAACTCTGTAGTTTTCTTTTTCGATATGGTTTGCGATATCAAATGCAAGGCAGGTGCTTTTAGCGCAGAAATGAGCGGTGGCTTTTTTTAGCACCTCAAAGGAGGCTTCTCGGTAAAGCGCACGAAGGCGGTTGAAATTAAAGGGATCATTTTTTAGCGCTCGATGCCGGTCGAGTAGCCTTGCGAGTAGTTCGTTCTTTTGTTCGCTTTCCATTTGTCAACCCTCCACGAATGCCCGTTACAACTTTCGATGATTGGATGATAATTGTGAACAGAAAAAACGCATGATGGCTTAATAATAAACCACCGTTATCAATTTTTTATAGTGATTAGATATCGAAGTATGCTAGAAAATAATCGTAGTCGTTTGCTAACCGACCACAATATAGCCCGAGCGTCTCAGCGATGAGGCGCTTTTTTTATGCCCGGAACACTACCCGAAAAAATTGATCTGGCTTCGCCTACCGCAACAATAACCAATTCGGAATCCAAAAGCGACTATTCAATTACTGAATCAAGACATTAAACGAAAAATTAAACAGGTATTCAACTGAATGGATTCAAGACTGTAATCCATATAAATGAATAATCGTATAGTGACGTCGCTTAGTTTCAATAAGCAGTATAAATTTATTTATGTTTTTTTAAGAAAAGTGACTGAATCGA